GACAAAAAATTGCAAAATGAGATAACTCAACTGCAAGATCAAATCGATAGGATGTACGAGTCTGGTCGAACAGATGGAGTCGAAGATCTAGAGGAAAAACTTGAAACATTGCTTGAGAAATCAGAAACCGACATGGCAGCAATGCAAATGGAAAGCATGCAGGAATTTGATAATGCCAACCCATCGCAGGAGGAGCAACTTGTTACCAGTTGGTATCGGTGGACAGGCAAAGGCTTGCCAGACGAAAGCGCAGACTTACAACAGGATTACCCTACTTTTGGAGCATTTGTTCGCGCAAGCCTACACGACATGGTCGGCAAGGTTAAGGATATCGGTACATTAAATGAAAATATTTCCGACAAGCAAATTGAGGATGCCGCAAAAGAATCTGCTGCCGCTTATGAGAGACGTCGCGATGCACTAAAGTCATCTGCTAGAGACAGAAATGTAACCAAAGCAGTAAACATTAATGATGGTGGCAAACAGAAACAAGATTTTACTGGTCAAATTCTTCGTGGAGAAAAAACAATTGAAACTAGAGACGCTTTAAATAATGCTCTTCAACCACTTTTAGGGCAAAGAATAGGATTGGCAAGTACCGGAAAAGGCAAGGGAACCACAAGAATTGTTGGGTATGCCACAGTCGGAGACCAACCAATTGTTTACAACACTGAGGCGGAATTCAGAAAAGATGAAGGAAGGCACTTGGTTTTACAGGGGTCTGAATACGACATAAAACAAGGTCAGAAAAAATACGGATACGAATTAAAAGACGTTGTTGCTGTAAAACCATTTGTTCCGAAATCAATAAATCGAAAGTATTCTGTAATTGACCCATCGACACTCAATCGTTTGCCAGAACCGTTGAGACAGATGCCGGAACCGGGGACAAAACTGCAACCTGTAAGTATTGCAGAGTTCAAGCGGACAGCATCGAGAGAAGATGTCATCGCAGTCAACAAGGCATTGAAATACATCTCGGCATTGGGACGTGAGCACCCCGAATCCGTGCAACTCCGAATCCAAACAGACAAAAACGGAATTCCTAAACTTGATACATTGGTGGATTCTGATGGTGTTCCAATCCTTGATTCCAAGGGGCGGGAACAACGGGGTGTCGTCTTCTCCCAAGAACCCTACAAACTCAGGGCTGCACCACGCCTATCACCTAACGATGCTACGGCAAGGAAGCAGGCATCCACTTTGTTGGAGGCGGATGCAAGAGCAGCACTCGCGCATCCTGATTCATTGACTGGTCTCGGATGGTATTCCCGCATGCGGAAGTTTCTTCAACGGCAACTTGGGTCAAACATCGAAGTGTTCGGGCAACTGCTCGGCGCGACCTCCGCCAGAACACCAGTAGACGCCAACTTCAGGCAAACCCTAGAAGCTATCAGAGAATTCAGCAGTGGTGCTTACGACGATCTCCTCCAACGATACCATCAGCATGTTGAATCAGTGAAACAAGATGCTGCGAGCGGGGAACTTGAATCCGAGTGGACCAAAAAATATGAATCGTGGAAGAAACTGAACCCAAAGTCGGCTAAAAAGAAATACGTTGAATCCGACGAGATACGGAAAAAGATCAACGCCTTCGACGACGTACCGCTTCGTCCTAACGGCAAGAGGTTTAACGCCAACTCGAAAAAGGTGCTTCAGGCGTTATACGGGAACTGGATTGAGCAGACGGTCGGACCAAAAACCCCAAACTTCGCTGGCAACCTGACAGGAAGGACATTGAAGGCAACCATCGACGTGTGGGCAGCACGCAATCTTCGCAGACTTCTTTACCAAGGAAAAGTGAAGAAATGGCGCATTCTCCCAGAACAAGAAAAAGGCGTGGATGATGTCGATTTTTCATTCGGGCAAGATGTCTTCAATGATGTCGCGGAGAAACTCGGGATGAATGCTGACGATTTGCAGGCGTTGATGTGGTTTCATGAGAAGGGGATTTGGGCTAAAAACAACTGGACGAATACTGTTGGAGGCAAGAAGTCATCTTTCGACGAAGAGGCAAACAAGCTCTCTCTTGACCGTTATCAAGCAGGTATCACTACGTTCACCGACAGCACCCGGTTTGATCCTTCCCTTCAGGATGCGGAAAGGAAAAGAATTCAGACATCGATTGCTGCTCTGGATGGATTGGTCGCAAGTCGCGTAACGCATTCTAACGGACTTTACGGTGATGTCGTGGAACCATCATTTGATGTTGAGTTCTCGATAAAAAGGAACAAGGATGGAACATCAAAATCGGTCTCGACCGTCATCGACCAACTCATCGACATTGCAAAAAACCAAAGTCATCGTCAGATGGACACGTTCGTGTCTCAAGTGGTTGACGACACCCATCCAAACGCCCGACCAATGGTGGAGATCGGGTTCAAGTCGCCAGCATCAAAAGCAGATATTGATGCTGTAACTGGTGTTTTCAAAAACTTAGGCATTGATGGATTTACGGTGGCAAAAGATCAACGTGGAAATGTTATCGGCATTCGCGCCCAATACATTCCAGAGATTTCCGCTCGTTATGACACCCCAGACCACCTCGTTGCTGAAAAATTCCTTGAAAATGCAGACAAATGGATGGATAGTGCTGAATCAGCTTTGATTGAGGCTAAAAAAATCAGTAATGTTAGCTACACCGAACCGGGGCATGTCTCCACAACCGTTTATGGAACAGAAGAATACGACACAGCAACCCCCACAGACATATCAAGAACTCTGCGCGAGACGGAATTGGGGAGGCGGAAAGCGATCCTTGAGCAAAACGGAGGACCGGATAATGGCGGGTCAAATCCCGTCACCGGATTCAGTGACGATGCAGGACGTAGCGATTCTAGCGGGAATGTTCCGGCAGACCAAGGGTAAGTAACCCGTTATATTAACCGTGCGTCGTAAACTTGAACAGAAACCTGAACTCGAACCACCACCGGAGTGGTTTGACGAAGTGCGTCGTCGGTCCGAGGACTCCGCTAGCGGGTACAAGTGCATCGAAGCAATGGCACCCAGAACGGCAGCAATTGCCCTGTGGATGAAGGCGCAGGGAGTCAGCAACAAACAGGTCTCCAAACGCACAGGACTCAGCTACGGTGCCATCAACGGACTGTGCTGGAGGCATACGGACACGCTTGAAACGAAGCGCAAAGAATTCTCGCAGAAGTACGCCATCGCGGCGCAGACGTTTACCGACCTGCTGTTTGACAAAGCAGAACAACTCGCCGAGAACCCCGAGCAACTTGTCACGATATCGCCGGACAAACTGGCACTGACAGTCGGCATTATGACCGACAAAGCGGCACAACTCTCGGGCATGGCAGGCGTCGTCATCGAGCACCGCAAAGGTGCGTCTATCTCGGACGCCGCCAAAGTCATCTTTGAGGCAAAGGCACGCATTGCAGCGAAGATTCGCGGCACCGCAATCGACGTCGAAATCGTCCCTGCATGATCTGGAAAAACCATCCAATCCTCGAACCTCCGACCGACGAGGAGATTGTCGAGATGGAACCAGACGAACTGGTAAATATTCACTTGGTGTATCACGAAGCAATCGACAACGCCGAGCGCGATCCGTACAGGTTCGGGTTTCGCTTACCCCACTGCGAAAAAGCCGAGGAGCAGATGCCAGAGGTCACCGAGATCGTGGCACTCGGTGGCAACAGGTGTCTTGCTCCGGATCAGTTGATTTATGATCCAGTGCTAGATAAGTATACTCCGGTAAGCGAAATTAATGGTCCGTTTCACGTATGGGGTTGGAATGGTCGAGAAAGAATTGTAGCCCGTGCGTTGCAACCATATTTAAAGCCTCAAGCCAAGACATACCGAGTCCTTCTAAGTAATGGCGACTCTGTGCTGTGCTCGGCGGAACACAGAGTTTCAACTCCCTTTGGATGGCGTTCCGTAACTGACATCTCGCTCGGCGGCGTTGTATCTCTTCTTGAGAGTAAGTCGCAGGTTCCCTCGGTCGCGAATTGGCAGCAAGAATGTTCACCTTTCCTTGCTCCGTCCATTTCGGGACGTTTCCCTTCAAAGTTGCGGCTAAATGTTTTGCGTTTGATTCAAAAAGTTCTAGATTCTCTAGACGATTGTCCGTCTTCACCCCATTTTTATGGTGGACGACTTCCGTCCTTAGTAAGAATCGACCCAAGTCTTTTTCCATCACAAGACGATGTTCTAGAATGTAATGAGTGTGTTTCTTCGCATTTGGGTGACCATAAGAATAAACCTCAATGTACCCATCCTTGTTCTCCGTCCGTCCACCCTTCCATCCCTTGTGAAGGTGACCACTGCGAGGACCACTGCGAGGCATTTGAATCTCATGCTTACTACAGAGTTTTGAGACCCCAGCAGTTGACCACCTGCGACCGCATCTTTGAAAGGCTAGGTTGGATATCTCTTGGAGTGTCTGACCTTGTTCGATCAGTTTCTTTAATTCGTTACCCGGTACAACGTGTTCTAAGATTATTTTCATGTGCGTTGATTAAGCCTTGTGAGGCAATCATTGTAAAGGTTTATGATAAACAAGTATGCGATATATGGGACATAGAGGTTCCAGAAACAGGCAATTATTTCATTGGTGACATATTGCAAAAAAACTCAGGCAAAACGCAGTGGGGTGCGTACACCATCGTCCGGGCAGCATTGCTGAACCCCGGCTCAGAGATCTTCTGCTTTGCCCAGACTGCTGAGGTCAGCATCCGCCAGCAACAGAGTGCCGTCTGGGACTGGTTGCCAGCAGAGATGCGGATGAAGCAGACGACATCCGGCACCTATATCAGCTACACCAAGAAAAACGGATTCACCGACTCGTCGCTGATCCTTCCTAACGGATCGCAGATCATTTTCAAGACCTACTCGCAGTACCAGAACAACCCAACCATCCTTGAGGGTGCCGAGCTTGGCAGTAGAGACCCAAAATGGCACAACATTGCCTGTTGGTGCGACGAATACCTTTTAGGACCAGAATTGCTGAATACATTACGGTTCCGATTGGCGACCCGTAATGGAAAATTAATTCTAACATTCACTCCCATAGATGGATACACGGAGGTAATCAAAGAATACCTCGACGGTGCGACTACTATCGAAAGCCGGGAGGCGGAACTGCTGAACGGAGAACTGGTGCCATACGTGCAACGCTCGAAAAAGCGCAACGCCTCGGTGCACTACTTTCACTCTAAAGACAACCCGTTCGGTGGGTATGACCGAATCAAAGAGACCCTGCTGGGTCGAGGACGAGAAGAGATACTGATCCGCGCCTACGGGGTGCCAGTCAAGTCGCACGCGACCAAGTTCCCTCGATTCAACAAAGAGATCAACGTCATTGACCCCGACAAAATGCCCAACAATAACATTACCCGTTATATGTGTCTGGATCCAGCAGGGTCCAAGTCGTGGTGGATGGTATGGATAGCAGTGGATGCATCCGGCACGTTCTGGGTCTACCGCGAGTACCCCGGCGTCGATGTCGGCGACTGGGCTGAGTGGAAGCACGGCAAGTGGATGCCCGGCGACGGTGCAAAAGGCAAAGGATACGGAATCCGAGACTACATCGACATTATCAAAGACCTCGAAGGTGACGAAGAAATATTTGAGCGCCTGATCGACCCCCGCCTCGGTGCTGC